TCAATGTTTCACCTCCGTCTGGTGTTACAACATTTCGCTTCTTTCAAGGTTCAACATCAGGCACTTGGGGCGTAGGAACTTTGACAGGCGTCCCTGCTGGAACAACAGCGACCTATAATTCGGCTACCTCAACCCTGTCAGTTACTGTCCCATGATCATTACTTCAAGCGCAAATGGCTGGTCATACGACGATTCTGTAGGCAAATGGAAATTGGTATATAAGGAGAAAGCCATTATTTTCTACGCGCAGACAGACGAGTCCATTGCGACTCCAACAACATTATTTGTAGGCACAAAAGACGGATGCGAGGAAGAAATAATCAGAGTTGAATTGAATGGCAGTCAAAATTCTGATAACGATTTAAATAATACTTGACCAAAATGAAATTATCGTTGACGATAAAATAAAATGAGCAATTGCAATGAGACTATTATAGTTGCAGGATATGCAAGAGCCGCAAGGGATTTCGCCCAAGCCGCTGCTCAATCTGCGTGTATTGCTCAACAATCTATTGGAGCAAGCGGAGCAACAGGGGCCACTGGTGTAGGAGCCACAGGCGCAACGGGACTCACAGGGTCTACTGGCCCATCAGGAGGGCCAACAGGTGCTACTGGCGCAACGGGAGCGGGAGCCACTGGTGCTACTGGGTTATCTGGCATTAATGGAACCACTGGTGCTACTGGATTGCGCGGATCGACAGGAGCTACGGGTCTTACAGGATTGCAAGGGGCTACTGGATTACAAGGTTCTACTGGGTTAGGTGCTACTGGAGCTACTGGTATCGGTGCTACAGGGCCAGTTGGGCCAAAAGGTTCTACTGGAAGCCTTGGCCCTAGAGGGTCTACAGGATTAACGGGAGCCACTGGAAGCACTGGGCCAATTGGAGCGACAGGAGCGACAGGAGCGACTGGGTTAACAGGTTCAACAGGCCCAAGCGGAGGCCCAACAGGAGCAACTGGAGCCACTGGAGCGCAAATTTATATTGGAAATATTGACGGAGGTACACCAGATGCAAACTATGGTGGTACTCAAGTAATTAACGGAGGAACACCATAACATGGCACAACAAATACAATTTAGACGAGGAACGGCAGCACAATGGACTTCAGTTAATCCAACACTAGCAGAAGGTGAAGTTGGGGCAGAAACCGATACTGGAAGACTGAAGATTGGCAATGGAATCAGTAATTGGATTAATCTTGGTTACAGTCCACTTTCTTCAACGACAAGAAGTGACTATGTGACAAGTCCAACTCCATATATTTACATTGGACGTGCGCCAACTGGAACTCCAGAATCAACAGCGTCATGGACAATTAAACGAAGCGAAACAAATAACCAAGGAACCATATTAAATACGTTGACAGCAGTTGGAGCTTGGACTAATAGATATTCACTAATTTACACATAATATGAAACCATCTGAACCTATAGTAATTGACGGAGAAACATACGATCTTTACACGCTCAATCTAGCAGTAACGTCGAAGTATCTCGGTGACGCTAGCGAAGACGCAAGTATTGCCATGCGATTGATTCCAACACGCATTCAAGATGGTGAAGTTATCACGGCAGACGCAGAAGCAAGAGGGTTCGCAATGGGAACACTTGCTGGTGCAGATGAGATTACCATGCAAACGGCAGAGTCTATCCAAACTGCGATTCAAAATTACATTAACGTGAAAGGACTATAAGTCATGGCTAACTATAAAGCACAAGCCTCTGGAAATTGGAGTACAGCAGCAACATGGGCAGGTGGCGCAGTGCCTCCAGATGCAGCAGGGCATAACATTTATTCAAACGGGTTCACGGTCACTATCGACCAGAATGTGAATGTGGCCCTTATCACAAATGCGGCTATCACGGCTGCATTTGTTGGTGGTGGAACATCTGCTCTGGCTGGAGGTGGATTTGCAATGACAACTGCATTTAATGTTACATCAAATGTGGCTTCATCTACTGCAACGTGTTTAACAATATCTGCATCTACTGGCACAATTACAATGAGTGGTTCGAGTCTTTCAACTGGATTAACAACATCAACCAGTGCAGTTTTGTTGACTAACACCGCCACGTTAAATATGAGTGGATATACCTGTTCCGCTCCGGGTGCAACTTCTTCCTATGCTGTTGCTTTGAGTGGTAATGGAACTATAAATCTAACTTCTTTTATAGTTAATGGGTCTGGTGGTGCTGGAGCTATTTATAACATAGGTAATTCTAGCTCTAGCGGCACAATAAACTTCTTTAACTCAACTATAAGTCCAAGCAATACAATTTGTGTTTTAAATAATGCGACTGGATTCATGTCATTTACAAATTGCATAATCAATGGTGGATATTCAAGCACTGGCATTGGAATTAGCAATAGTGCTACAATAACCGTTACTGGAGGAAATGTTAATGCTGGATCGGGTGGAGTTGCTATTTCCTCCACTGGAACATTAACCGTAACTGGGGCAGCAATAAATGCAACAACTGGAGCTTCAGCTATATCTGCCAGTGGCACAGCACGTATCTCTGGTACTTTTGTAAATGCCACCAATGGACAACAAGCGGTTAATTCAAGTCGCTGGATTCTAAATACTGCGCCAACAGCAAGCTACATTCAACATGCGCTTGATGGAATCAATGCTGGAAGCTATGTGAGATTCTATACCGCCGATAACAGCCTTGCTCAAGCAAATCCAACGGATGTGCGGACTGGAGTAAGCTACGCAAGTGGAGCCTTGACTGGAACTCTAACAGTGCCAGCGGAAGGTTCTGTTGTGTTAAATGCATCTGTTGGCCCATTAATGCCATTCACGGCAACTCGTAGCTCGACTACTGCAACGGCAACACTGGCGTATAGCTATCCTTATACAGCAGGAGACAAAATCGTTGTTACTGGTGCAAGTAACGCAGAGTGGAATGGAACATATACAATTGCATCTGTAATCAGCGGAACTTCTATCACATTTGCTGTTCCTGTTACTTATAGCTCAACGGCTGGAACTGGAGCGCAAATGCAGACTGTTGGAACTGCTGTTTTGACTGCTGCTAATATTTTTGATACACTCACAAGCACGATGACAACATCTGGTTCAATCGGTGAACGACTTGCTAACGCATCAACTGTAGCCATAACTGGCCAACAAATCACAAACGCACTTGGCTAAATCTAAACTATCGTTAACGATAAAATTATTATGAGTTGTGGAAATTCCAGAAGTTCTAAATGTAATCCATGCGGCCCAAGTGAGGCAGCGATGAATGCGATTGCAGATCGCGCAGCTTACTATGCTCGTATAGCAATAATTGCTTCAGAGACAGGCGGCGGAATCAGATGGGGGTATATCGGTGATGGGGTTCAATCTTCATTTAATATTGATGGAGCGGCAACAACTAACACTGCATCATTCCTTGTAACAATTGATGGAGTTGTCCAAGACCCAAATAACTATTCTATCGCCGGAACTGTTTTAACATTATCAACACCAGTCCCTAATTCATCAACAATTACAATTGTGTCACTAAATGGTAAGACTGGAGCTACAGGCCCGGCTGGTGGCGCAACTGGGCCTGTGGGGCCTCAAGGCGCAACTGGGCCTGTGGGGCCTCAAGGCGCGACTGGCCCACTTGGAGCCACTGGCTTGGCATCCCCAGCAGGAGGGATTAGATGGTCATATACTGGAGATGGTATACAAACCGCATTTGACGTAGTTGGTCTTATTTCGACATTATCTACAGCATTTTTAGTTACAATTGATGGAGTTGTCCAAGACCCAAATAACTATTCTATCGCCGGAACTGTTTTAACATTATCAACACCAGTCCCTAATTCATCAACAATTACAATTGTTTCGCTTAATGGAGTGCAAGGAGCAAGCGGAACTGGAGCCACGGGAGCCACTGGACTAGGGGCCACGGGAGCCACTGGTCTAATGGGAGCCACTGGCCCATCTGGAGGCCCAACTGGCGCAACAGGAGAGACTGGAGCAACTGGTTTGACTGGTGCTACTGGGCCATCTGGAGGCCCAACTGGCGCAACTGGTGCAACTGGTGCAACTGGTATAGGCGCAACAGGGGCAACAGGCGTTGGAGCGACTGGAGCGACTGGTTTGACTGGAGCCACGGGTTTACAAGGCCCAGCGGGGTCAGCAGGGATTGCTGGTGGAATTCGGTGGCAATACACTGGAGATGGCATATTGACTAATTTCAATATATCTGGAGCAATATCTAATTTAACGACTGCGTATTTAGTTTCGATTGATGGAATAATTCAAGACCCAAACAATTATACAATTGCATCTGGAACACCATATGTTCTTACGATGTCTACAGCAGTTCCTAATGGCTCAAGTATTGTTATTGTTTCATTAAATGGAGTCCAAGGAGCCACTGGCGCAGGAGCCACTGGCGCAACAGGATTAGGCGCAACGGGAGCCACAGGTTTGACTGGGGCCACTGGTCTAACGGGATCAACTGGGCCGAGTGGAGGGCCATCTGGCGCAACTGGAGCCACTGGAGCCGCTGGTGATATTGGCGCAACAGGCGCAACTGGAAGTGGAGTTACGGGCGCAACTGGCGCAACTGGCGCAACTGGCGCAACCGGAAGTTTACCAGCATCAAATTTTGGTAACGCATGGTCATATGTCGGCGATGGCACTCAATCAGTATTTGCAATTACTGGTGGATTATCTATATTGCCATCAGCTTATATAGTCCATATTGATGGAATTATTCAAAAAACAACAAATTACACGATCAATAATGTGATTCCAAGAACATTAACATTTAGTCAAGCAGTTCCATCAGGATCAGAAATTAACATCATTTCATTATCAGTAGCTTAAAACAACCAAAAAATAGAAAGACAATACTATGCCAATAACAAAAGCAACACAAAACGTAATTACACCTAACATTGTAACTACAGACACAACGCAGACTATCACAGGAATTAAAACAATTTCTGTAAACTCTGCATCAACTGCGTTAACAATCACGCAAACAGGCTCTGGAGAAGCATTAAGGGTTGAAGATTCAGCGTCTCCAGATTCAACTCCATTTGTTGTTTCTAATAATGGAAGTGTTACACTTACACGGGTTGGAGGGCCAATTCAAAATGTAAATGCAACAACTAATTTATATAGCCTTCCTGTAAGTGGAATGGGGACAAAATATTGTTTTAAATATAGTCCTTATTCAAATAATTTGACAACATCTTTTAATCCAAATATTCCTGCTGGATATTACAAAGTATATGTAAACGCAACAGTAAGTGTTCAAAATAACACAACTGCAGATTTTAATTGGTATTATAGTGCATACCAACCATCAACTGATGGAATATTAATTGGAGAAACAACATTAAGCGGTGTAACTTCATACACTGTAAATGGTGTTGCAACTGTAAATAATTTTTCAACATTACTTTTTACTGGAAGCGGTCAATCTCAAGGTGGCGTTCCTACTCCATCCTATGTAAGCATTCAAGGTGGATCAAATTTGACATTGACAATGAGAAATCACACAAATCCAGATACAACACAATTTTGGTATGGTAGTGATATATCTGTATATTTTATTGGGTATTAAAAATAATAATATGGCATTAATAAAAGCAATTCAAGAAATATCCGAAGAATCGGCTTTTTTGAAGTCTAAACTAAATCCGTAAATAGAGAAACCAAAAGTATAATTATGTCATTATGTACAACCTGCCCACCATGCGACTCGGAATTTCCGTTGTTGTGTGAACCACTCGAAACAACTGCCAATGGCAAACGATTGGTAGTAGAAGACTCTGCTGCTTGTCAAAAGACGATTCAGACTCCAGCATTCGGTCAGGTTCTAACATCTAACAATGGAACGCTTGGCTGGACAAATGGAGGCAATACCACTGTTCTTTCAAAATCACCTACTGGCAATCTTGAGTTTATAAAAATACAAACTGATTACATTGTAGATAATGCAATAACTACTCAAAAAATCGTTGATTCAGCTATCACTACTGCAAAGATTACTGATGGTAATGTTACGACTGCAAAGATTCCAGATAGAGCAATAACGAATGAAAAACTTCGTGACTCAGCTGCACTATCTGTTATTGGAAGAAATGCTACTAGTTCTGGAGTTCCTGCTGATATTACATCCACAACAGACGGAGATGTGCTTCGTAGGAGTGGAACATCAATAGCATTTGGTAAGATTGGATTCCTATCAATGGAAGGTGGCGGAATTGTAAATGTAGTAAATGCAAGTTCAATTACTTCATTTACTATTACTGCCGCTGCTGGTGGCCCTCAAATTATTCCATTGGATAATACTGCCCCTCAAATTACTGAAGGAGTTCAAGTATTATCTGCCACAATCACACCCAAAAAAGCAGGAAATAAAATCTTTGGATTGATTTCATTTAATGGTGACGCAAGTGCCGCTAACCTTGCAATGGTTGCCGCAGTATTTAAAGATGGAGCGTCTTTAGCATTTGCTTCAACATGGAGTCAAGATTTAGCTGGATCATCATTAGTGTCATTTGATTTTTTTGATCAAGCAACAGCGACATCTACTATTACTTATACAGTAAGAGTTGGCCCTACTGCCGCTGGAACAATTTGGATAAATCGAAATAATTCTTCTCAATTGCTTGGTGATACAAATTTCATTAGATTCACATTGTTTGAGATCAACACATAATGCCAGCGGAAGGATCAGTCTTTGATGGATTCACAAGTATCATCGCGCAAGACGCAGATACTCACCCATCGTATTTGCCAGAGTCTGTAATAGCAGAGTCTGTTAATAGAACATTCCGAGGGGGGATTAACCGAACTAGACCAAGTATTCGGAATATCGAAATAGTTGCAGGTTCTGGACAATCTGAAACTATCGTTAACGATATTCAGAATGGAAACTTCCAAGGGGCTTATCCATATCGTAGGACAAAATATAACTCTGCTGATGGAATATTGATTTCAGTATCTGGAACGATCTACTTTCTGAAGATCGTAAATAATCTGGCAACTGCCTATAAGATCATTGAAGGGAATGATCCGGGCATGATGCACACATGGTTCGTTCAAGCTGAAGATCGTGTTTATATCCAGAACGGATACCAGAATGCAATAGTATGGGATGGTGATTTAACGATACCAGCTTATCGTTTGAATCCATACCAAAAGAAAATGCCAATTGGAACTGTGATGGAATACGCATTTGGGCGAGTATTTGTTTCTGATAGATTCAATCAAATTTACGCTTCAGATATTATCTACGGGAATGGATTTACGGACACTAAGAATACAGAGAACTTTACAGAGATTGGATATTGGGCAGAAGGTGGCGCGTTTTCCACTCCAGCAATGATGGGAAATATTACTGGCATGAAAGTAATGCCAGAACTTGGATTGAATCTTCGAGGTCAAGGTCAACTTGTAATTCTTACTGGGTATGGAGCATTTTCAATGGATGTCTCTATACCAAGAAGTCAATGGAGTACATCAAACATCCAACGTATTTCATTGCTTGGACGAGGATGCGCAAGTCCATACTTGGCATTGGCAAACTCTGAACTTTGGTTTAGGTCACATGACGGTTGGGCGTTCTATTCAAATACTCAATCTGAGTTTAATAGATACTTTTCACTTCGTAAACTATCGAGGGAAGTAAACAAGTGGGTGCAAAACGATACGCCTTGGCTAAAGCAATTCGCCTCTACAATGTTTTTTGATAACTACCTTATCAGTACAGTGGCTCCACAGACATATCGTTCGCAAGGAGTCGAAGGATTGAATAGGTATCATCGCGGGATGGTAGTTCTTGACCTTGATCAATCATCTTCACCCGCGCCGGACGCGCAGCTTTCTTTTCGCTGGAATGGCATTTGGACGGGCTTTAGACCTACTCAGCTACTCACGGCACTAATACAGGGTGAAAAGCGCGGATTTGGGTTCTCGTTTGATAAAGACAATAAAAACCGACTCTACGAATTTACTACCGCGCAAGATAACGATTACGGCCCAAATGGAAGTAGGCAGATCAGTTCCTTCTTTACCACAGGAAGGTATGACTTCAACCGAAGCGGAGCGACGAACAAGTTCCTCCGCAAAAAGATTACTGGTGGGGAAATGTGGATGAGTGAAATCAAAGGAAAAGTAGATAGCTACGTTGATTACAGAGCAGACAGCAATCCATGTTGGTCTGAACTTAAAGTTCCCACAACATTTGGTTGTGATCCATGTTCACCTAAAGTAACTGAATGCGTTCCACAAAAAGGTGGCAATCGCTACAAACGCTACAAGTTTAACACACCCGACCCAAGTGAATGCAATGATCTCGCTGGCATTCCATCGGCAGAAGGAAGCGAGTTCCAGATCAAAGTTAACCTAACTGGCGCAGCTACTGTTGACCGAGTAAGGTTGATGGCAAACATCAAGAACAATGATGATTCCCCAGTTGGCGACTGCCCAGAAGAAAATGAGGAATGTGAACCATTTTTGTGTTGCCAAGAGAAATATTGGGAATACAATATCGTAAATTAAACGCTATGGACAATACTGATTCATCTCCTGCACTTACATTTCCAAATGTTCCAGATGACTTTTGTCCCGCTGGAAATTGGCAGAATGTATTCCAAGCATTTATTGATGAAGTTCTTTCCAATGGAACTATACTTGTTCCGGGCTTAGGTGATGTTACTCCACAAGAAATAAATCAAATTAACGAAACTCTTGCTGACCAACAAAATCAAATTGATGCATTAGAAGAAAATGTTGGGCCATTAGTTACTGTCAAATATGGAACAATAACTCCCCTTGCTGCTGGCGATACTGCGTCTACAGGAATTACATTTACATCTAAAATGCCAACTGCAAATTATCATGTATCTCTTACTCCAATATATTCCACTGGCACTCCAGCGGCAACTCCACTTTTTAGTGTAATATCTGGAACTAAAACTGTTTCTGGATTTACAGTTCGCGTTGATAATAACATCGCTTCAATTACCAGTCTGGATTGGATGGCAATCCATACTGCACAATAACAAGCCATCACAAAGAAAACTAAAAATATGACAGTACTAAACGGAACAAACCCAAGACTCGTTAGCGGTGGCGCACCAACCCGTGGAAAAATTGGAACGCCTATGGGGAACAACAACCCACCTAACACTGGTAAGAATCCCTACTCTAGCGCACCGCTTCCTAAATCTGGCAAGCCAGTAGGCTCGAAATAATTATCGGAAACGATAATCTATGGCTGATACCCTCGAAGAGATGGTAGAGCTAGTGAAGGGTTTTGTCGGTGATTCTGGTACTTGCTCATATGAGCGCGGAGTCAAGGCAGTAAACCAAGCACGAAGGCTACTTTGGAATAAACGCAACTGGACTACTCAAGAAGAGTATGTCCAGATTTGTTGCGTAAATAATTGTTTCACGCTGCCAGCTAGGTATGAGCAAATCAGGCTAGCATGGGTAGGCGATGAAGCTGCATCACTAGCTGATGAATGGTTTAACCAAACCAACGCACTCGCGCTACGTCCAGATCAATCCTGCCATAGAGGTATTACAGAGGTCGGTGGGCTTCACGTTTTATTCAGAGACTATACTACACATCCCTACCAAATCGGCGTAATGGCTGAAGAGGAAGAAGATATTGGAGTAGAGTTGATGTTTGAAGCGCAAGACCAGTATGATACCTACCATAAAGTTAAAGTAGCAACGGCTAACCCGCCAACGCTTGCTAAGTCTGACCTACTTGTTAAAGGGATTCGGGCAGTAACTAAGCCAGTAACTAAAGGCAGGATTCGTGTCTATGCTTATGATACGGCACTGGAAGCAAAGACGCTGATAGCAATCTACCAGCCTAACGATGCTCATCCCACATTCCGTAGGTTCACAGCACCAAAAACGTGCGAGTGTATCACGCTTTACGCATCGAGGAAGTACCATGATCTGGCTGATCCTAAAGAACTATGTGAGTTTATTCCAGATGCGATGATCTATGCAGTTCTTGCATTGAATGCTAGAGAAAATAGGAAAGCAGATGAGTTCCTAAAGAACATTGGAATTGCAGTACAAGAGCAGGAAAAGGAAATGGAAAACGTGGAGATTCCTACTTGTGGAACGCTTCGTATTTCTAACTTTAGTAGGGCAGAGAATCTAATCGGTTCTGATCTACTATCTCCATCACCAAACGATTACTTCTTATACAGATGACATTGGAGATCACAGAGAAGCTAGATGCTAGAACAGTTGAGGGATATGGTGATCCTGATTATGATCTTAATCTGATGGATTTAGAGATTCTGAAACTACCTCCACGGGAATGTCCGTTGATTCATAGGTTCACGCCGGGAATGTATATTCGGGAAATATATATGCCAAAGGATACAATTTTAACTACACTAATGCATCTCACAACTCATCCATTCTTTGTGATGAAAGGTGATGTGACTGTCTGGTATCATGGAATCCCAGCCCATAGATATAAAACAGGCTACACTGGCATTACAGAGGCAGGAACAAGGCGTATGCTTGCCACTCACAAAGATACAATTTGGATTACTTGCCATGTCACAAACTTAACTGATCCAGATGAAATTATTGATTCAATCACTTCAAGAGACTTTAACCCACATATTACCAAAGAAGACGAACGGGTACAGAAGTGGCGTCACAATAGAACAGATTTAATCAAATGAGATTCCTTCATCATCCAGAAGACTTGATTCGTAATAAACATCAAATGATGTTTTTTAGCAGTGCATTTGCTATTGGTGCAGCAGTGGTAGGTGTAGCGGCAGCAGGAGCATCGGCAGCAGTTTCAATAAATGCAGCCAACCAAGCAAAAAAACAACAAGCTGGGGCTTCAAAGGGAGTTAAAAAAGCATTAGGTAAAATAGAAACTCCAACCTATGATGTTGGATCAATGATCGCAGATGCTGCAAGAATTTCAGCAGCACAAAGAGCAGAACTTGAAAAATTTCAACCCGGTGCTGCGAAATTAAGAGAAAAGTCTGTAGGACAACTGAACGAAGCGATGGATGTGACTGACCAATACTTGAAAGGTGAAATCCCTCAAGATGTCAGAGAACAAACCATGCGAAGTATCGCAGAATTTGGTGGTGCAGGATTTAATCCAGCAACAGCAGGACAAGCAGGTGGATTCCAAGTAGCACAAGGATTAGTTCCAAGACAATTTGGTTTAACATCACTTGATCTTCAACGACAAGGATTGGAAGCAATCCCACGCATCCAAGGGACAGCACAAAGTTGGCAGCAATTAGCAAGAGCATTTACAGCAGACCCACTTGCAGTTGGAGAATTGCAGTATAGATATGCTATGGGTGGTGCAGAAGTTGGTATTGCAAAAGCAACTGGGGTATATTCAGCAAATAAAGATAGTATTGCAGCAAGTTATGCAGCTAACCAAGCCGTAGCGCAAGGTATCGCAAGCACAGGTCAAGCACTATCAAGCGGAATAGCAGGATATGGCGCTGCTACACAAGGTATTGGTGGAGGAATGACTGGTACTGGTGGATATACGACACAAGGATATGCTCAACAAGCTGCTCCATACGCTAATAGTTACAGTAAAGTAAGTGGTGCTGGTTATGTTCCAAGAGCAGAAGCTGTTAATTATGCAAGTTCAGCATCAAGACCATATGCAGTTCCAGCATCACAAGGAACCTATTCACAAGTTAGATCAGCATATTAAAATATTATGTCCATAGCAGAACTCATAATGCAGGGAACAGAACAGAATACCAAGTCAACAGCTTGGGTTAGTGACTCGTTGCAAAAGCTAGGTCAACAAGTTGGTACTGCTTTGAAAGAAAAAGAGCAACGTCAACAAGCTCAAGCAATGATGCCATTCTTGCAACAGAATATGCAAGAGTCAATGCAGTTGGCTCAAAACGGAAAATCTGGAGAAGCCTACTCTAAGATGTTTTCTGTGATGAATCCACAGACATTGAATAACCCTCAGTTACTTCCATTCATTAAACTGGGATTTGACGCTATCGGTAAATCTACTGATGATTACCAACGTAACAGGCAACTTGGAATGATGGAGACCATGTATGGTCAAAGGTATGGTGGTACAGGAACGGTAGCTCCAGATGTTACGCAAACACTAGCTAATCTGAATAACCCTAATGCGCCCATGGTCGATCAAGGCGCAGTATATGATCAAAACGCAGGATACCCTCAAGGTGTTCCAGTTACAACAGATCAAGCGGTAGAAGCTGGTGCTGCTGGTCAACCATTCCCATTTGCAGCAGCAAGACAAGCATCCCCTGCACTACAACAATCTCAAGGAATGCCAGCTATGGGTGGAAATCAACCAATCGAAGGTGAGTTGCCTCAACCCGATATAAATGCCGTCCCATCTGAAATGCAACCACAAGCACAAGGGCCAGTACAAGCGCAACAAACCCAGCCCCAACCAGCGCAACCGCAAGAGCAATTTAAGCCACCAAAGGCAATGCTAGAAAACTATTTCAAGTTCTCAAATAGATTTGATAAACTTGATTCTGTTGAGAGAGCAACTGTGATGGATAATCAATCCATCTTATTTCCAGATCAGAAGAAAGCTACTGACTTTGTAAATCAACCATCTAAAGATAAATCATTCTTCCCTGTAAATCCAGTTACAACAATCGGCGTTCCCGGTGTTGTTGCTGTTGAGATGCCAAAAGAATACGAGAAGTGGATTGAATCTGGCAGATCACAAAGCGCAAAAGGTGAATGGTCATATCACATTAAACCAGAAGCGCAGAACAAACCAGAAGCTCAGGCTGCAATGAAGTGGCTTCAAGATTGGCAAAGCGCAAGTATAGCTGTAAGTTCTGATCCTAAGCTAAGAAGTCTAATTGATAATGCTGGTGGAGATATTCTTAAAGTTGATTTAACTCAGGTAGATAGACCAGCAACATTGGAAGAACTTGATCAGGATTCACCTAAAAAGATCAAAGAAAACCTAGCGTCCGTTCAAGGTGCAGATGGTGGGAACATTCAACTTACAGACGATCAGTTTAAGAATCTCCAGATGCTTAGAAATCAAACTGCTGTTGCGCAAACAAACAAAGCTAGGTTCATTCGTGTTGATCAACCAACTAAAAAAGTGGAAGCAACTACTCCTAAAAGAACTGGACAACGCAGACCAATCGCTGATATATTTGGAAACAAATGATCTTCACAGCAGACAAGCTAAAAGAAGCTAGGGATGCTGGATATTCTGATGATGAAATATTTGGTTTTGCAAGTCAATCCGACCCAAAGTTCAATGATGCAAAATCAGAAGGATATTCACTTGATGAAATAGCTTCCCACTTTTCAACCCAACAACCAGAACCATCTGGTGTACTAAGGCAAGCCGCAGACATCCCTATTAAAGTAGCTGAGGGTGCGATTGGATCAGTGAAGAGTTTTGCTGATTTGTTTGGGGCAGACAATGCGGTATCAAAAGAATTAGCTGGATATGAAGAATGGGTTGGTGGACTAGTGTCCGCTGAATCGAAGCAAGACTCTAAAGAGATCGCTAGGATTCTCAAGGATGCAGAAGATAAAG